AAAGACGCTACCACCTTCGGCCAGGCGACCTACAGTGACAGGCCCAACAAGCCGATTGCTATCGCCACCGACGTAGACTTCCACCTGAGTGAAAAGGAAATCGGAGACCAAATTCAACATGGTCCCTTCCTGGGGTACACGATGACCCCCACCGCACCCGGCTACACCGACCGGGGCATCGAAGTCACGTACGACGGCATGTGGAACACACATGTGCCGGATAACGAGTACCGACACAACATCTGGGACTGGGAGGGCGAAAACCGAGTTTTCGACGCGACACCTCGTTGGCTTCGGCTGACCGCGCGAACACTCGCCTACGCCCCGGCCCTAGCGGTCTTCGTGTATTGCTTATGCACAGGAGACTACAACCCGCACGGAAGCGTGATGATCGACGATGAGACCGTATGGCTCGACGAACACACCACCGAGTGGACGTACCCCACAACCATCACCTGTGCCTGGGCACAGCTGTTATGGAAACCGAGTGAAGCCGTCAAGTTTGGCAACTGGATGGTCACTACGATCACGTGGGGGTACACCCTGGTACCAGCACAGTGGTACCACTACGCGTGGCAGTGCACACAGGTCATCTTCTCGGCCCTTGTGTACTCCGCCATAGCGAAGGTCATCTCACAGCTCGTCAACATCGCGATCATCCTCATAGGCAACTACGGTTGCATCGTCTGCAGGATAAAGAAACGCTACGTGACAGAGCATAAATCTCTTGTTCTCATCGTCCCCGTTGTCGCATACTCCGCTTGGGCTACCATACTCAGGCATGCTATGCTCATTGACGACGTGGAAGGACACATGAGGCACCTGCACCCCGCTGTCGTGAGTTCAAGTTACGGCAAGTGGAGCATCCTGAAGGTCGTGCGCGGTTGGACAGCCGATGTTACCGCCATCTGCCCCTTCGGCTAGTCAGCCAGTGTGGCGCTCACTAGCGCCCAGGTATCGGCTCTCCGAACGCAGGTAGCGACTTTCCCCGCAGGCAAGCTTCCGGCGGCCACCACGGCCTCCGGCGCGATACGTCGCGCCACGAGCAAAGAGGACAAGACTAAGGTCGAAGCTGAAGCAGCGATTATGGCAGTGCACGCACTGTGCGCCAGCGGCACAATCCCGCCGCGCGTCGCCGGACACCGACCACTCCGAGGGAGCCCATGCGTTGTGTACAATCACGCTGGAAAAGGCCCCGACGAAGACGAGAAGACCACAAGCCTGAGGACGTTCATGAACCCCCTCATCACCACCGCCCCCGGCCCTGAAGTCGATGAGGGCGGCAAGCCGAGCATGGCGCCGGCGGAGTCGAAAGCTAATATGGCCGTTTGTAAAGAATTGCGCACCGAACGAGTGCGTAACCACGGCCCCGCGGACCCGCGCGACATCCAGCTCAACCAGGAGGCATTGCAAATGATGATGGAAGAGGCGTGTTACCAAGGAATTGACGTAGGAAATCTGAGACTGGAAACCGAGGAGACTGTGCGCGAAACGCAAAACAGCCCAGGCCAGTCGGCAGCATACGACAAAATCCACGGAGGAAACGACATGGACGAGGACGAGCACTACATCGCGGAGATGATGAAGAAAAAGGAAGTGACGAAGAAGCCGCGCGGCATCAAGCCTGTGCCCGGCCCCGCTGACCGGATGTGGGCGTCACGAGCCTCCAAGCCTCTAGCCGAAGTGCTCAAGGCTCAACATTTCTACGGTGCGTGCACGCCGAACGAGCTACGAGAGAAGATGATAGAAAAAGCAGAAGGATGCTATAACGAATGCGAGGCAGACGCGACGAACATGGACGGCTCACACGGCTGGCTCGATTACATTATGATGATTGAGTTTATCAAGCTAGTGTTCCACCCGGACGACGTCGAAGAAGCCATCAAAGCGTACGACAACCTGCACGGAGCTGAGATCCGAGGGTCGGCCGGGAAGTACCCGTCCGGAAACGCCCTGGGGTCCGGGATGCCGTGGACGACTATAAAGAACACGCTGCGCGGTGCACTCAACGAG